TAAAGATAAGTGGTTTACTTTAGAGCAAGATAGTATTGATGTACTTACAAGTTTAGGTATGGAATACAAAGGTAAACTTAGAATGACAATGAGCCCAATGACAGGTGTAGATTTAAGTGGTGTAAAAAACTCTATGAAATTAGAAGGAACATCGTATAAATACGAACCAATTTTTATATTTTATAAACCATAATAATGAAAGTACGAATTAAAAAATTAAGTGAAAACGCAGTTATCCCCACCTATGCAAAAGATGGTGATGCTGGTATGGATTTGGTAGCAACATCAATAAAGTTTGATGGTACACAAATTACATACGGAACAGGATTGGCAATGGAAATACCGGAAGGATTTGTAGGATTGGTATTTCCTCGTTCATCTATACGCAAAACCGATTTATCATTGAGTAATTCAGTAGGTGTGATTGATAGTGGATATAGAGGTGAAATACAAGCAACTTTTAATCAAAAATCTTTATCTAAAGATGGCCAAATTTTATATGGAGTTGGTGATAGAATTATGCAAATTATGATTATCCCACATCCACCTGTACAATTTATAGAAGTAAATGAATTATCCGATACACTAAGAGGTGAAGGTGGATTCGGTTCAACAGGAAAATAAAATGAAAGTATATTTTCACGGACCATTAGATAGTCCTACGAATAGAGCATTATTTTACAATACCAAATATTGGGATGATTTTGCTAAGATTATCATATTAGAACCATCGCATGAAATTGGTGATGAACTAAGAAAAAAATTAAGTGAACATCAAAATAACTTTTTAAGTAAAAACAATTTTATTTTAGATAAAGAGTTTGAAGGAATTTATGAAGAAGGTATTCATATTGTTCCATCTAATATACATGGATTACAGGATAGAATTGCAGAGCATGGTAGTAAAAGTAAATATTATATATTTGATACGGCAAACTTAGAACCACTTAATATATTTGACAGTATAAAAAGAATTAAAGACAATGAAAATTGTACATTCTTTACATCTCTTTGGTATGAATTTCCAAATAAAAAATTTGATTTTGGGTTTTTATTAAGAAAATTTATTTCAAATAGAATTGTGTTTCAACACTATCATTGTAATGATATTTTTAAGAAAACATCGAAGCAATATAGAATGGATTTGAGTATTAGAAACTTTCCTCAAAAAGATGAAAGAATTGAATTACTAAACTCACTTAGAAATCACGCTAAGGAAAACATCTACTTAAGAGTAAATGATTATTATGTAAATAGGATGCGAGAGTTAAAAGATTTTGCAACTGAACATAATAATACCGATAAACTTACACAATATAAACATGAATTTTTTATATTAGATAAGATTAAACAAAATGTAGTAAAGACAAGTGATTTAGTAGCGGGAATACAAGACCATATTGGAACATTAAAATTATATGAAGTAACTCTATCATCAGATATACAAATAATGTTTGAATCAAATCAAAATACATTATATAAAACTGACCCAATTGGTTATTGTAATATTACCGAAAAGACAATAGATAATCTTTTAATAGAAAAACCATTTATAATTTGTAGTAAAGTTGCATATGTGTTTTTAAAGGAAATGGGATTTGAAACATATGAACAGGAATTGGGTATAGATTATAATGATGTATTTGATAACTTTGATTTGACAGTTAGAAAGTTAAAACAAAATATTATTCGTATATCGGAATTACCAGAAGATGAATATCAGATAATGTTAGCCAAATTAATGGAGAAATCGGCAATAAATAGGGACAAATGTTTGGAATATATAGAAAATAATAGTATCTTAGATAATATAATAAATGATAAAATATAAATTATGAGCTTTTTTGAAAAAGAACCGGTAAAAACGGAAAATAGTTTGTGGGTAGAAAAATATAGACCACAAACACTAAACGATTATATAGGAAATGATTTACTTAAAGAGAAAGTACAATCGTATTTAGATAACAACGATGTTCCTCACTTACTCCTTTATGGAAAAGCTGGGACAGGCAAAACAACATTGGCTAAAATCATAGCTCAAACAATTGAGTGTGATATGATGGTGATTAACGCATCAGATGAAAACAATGTTGAGACAGTAAGAAATAAAGTAAAGAATTTTGCAAGTGGTGCAGGTTTCAAAGGATTCAAAATCATTATCTTAGATGAGTTTGATTATATGACACCAAACGCACAGGCAATCCTTCGTAACTTAATGGAAACATTCAGTAGACACACTAGATTCATTTTAACTTGTAACTACCATGAAAAAATTATTGAACCAATTTTATCCCGTTGTCAAACTTTTGCAGTAAATCCACCTTCAAAGAAAGAAGTGGCGGTACATGTAACCGATATCCTAACAAAAGAAGGAATTCAGTTTGATATTAAAGATGTAGCAGATATTATTAGTAGTTTCTATCCGGATATTAGAAGGATTATGAATACCTGCCAATTACAATCATCTAAAGGTGTATTGAAGGTAGATAAGCAAACTATCTTACAAGCGGATTTCAAAAATAAGATTATTGATATTTTGGCAAGTGGTGAGGAAAAAAGAAATGCATATACTCAAATACGACAAATCGTTGGTGATAATAAAGTAAATGATTTTAGTGAACTTTATTCAGCATTATATGAAAGATTAGATGATTATGCAAACGGAAATACAGCAAATGTTATTTTAGAATTGGCACAAGGGCAGTTTAGAGATGCATTGGTTATAGACAAAGAAATTTGTTTTATGGCAACAATCATCGCAATTATTAACATTATAAAATAAAAAATATGAGTAAAGAATTTGCAAAAGCAAAACCAATTGGTGATAGATTATTATTAGAAATTGAAGTAAGAGAACAAACTATTGGTGGTATTATAATCCCCGATTCAGTAAAGACCGGTGACCACAAAATTGCTAAAGTAGTAGCAACTGGTGATGGTGTTTATACTCAACAAGGTGTTAAAGTTCCAATGACAGTTAAAGTAGGTGATAGAGTATTATTACCTTTAGGTGAAATGGCAATCCAAAAAATTAAATTGGGTGATAAGGAGTATTATATGTGTAGAGAAATGGATTTATTATTAGTAATCAGATAAACAAAATATTATGCAACCAATGGATTTAAGTAAGTTAGGACAAGCTCCTACTGAACCAGATTTAAGTAAGACAACCGCATTAGAATGTAAATGTGGTGGACAATTCTTTTCACCGGCAATTCACTTTAGAAAAGAAAGTGCATTAGCAAACCCAAATGGACAGGCACAAACAATACCTGTGGAAGTTTATTTGTGTATTGATTGTGGTGAGGTATTTGAAGATTTATTACCAAAATCATTAAGACCAGACAATGGCCAAAACTAAAAAAGACACAGAAAAAGAAGTAAAGCGTTTAGGATTATTCGACCATATATCTGCGGTAACTGAGTATCAGGACCCGCAGTATTGGAAGAATATTTCCGATGACGATAAAAAAACTTTTGGTAATTTTATTATACAAAGGTATATGTCTATGAATCCTGATTGGATAGAATGGATAGCAGAAGTACAACCATATGTACAATCTTTACCTAACGAATATTTTTATAGATTCTTTAGTGATATGATTCCACCAAAGAAATATTATTTAAAATATATTAAGGGTAAGAAAGCAAATGATTACGAAGATTGGATAGTTGATTTAATTGTTAAGGAATACTTAATTTCTAAAAAAGAAGCAAATGATTATTTAGAAATTTTATATTCTACAAAAGAAGGCAAAGAACAAATTCTTACGATTTGTCAAAAATATGGTATTGATAAGAAACTAATAACATCCTTAAAATTGAAAATCTGATAATAATCATATGTTCCTCTATACTTATATAGGTAAAAGGAGTTAACATATGAAAGCAAAGTTATTAGAATTAAGAAAAAATTGGAGAGAGCAAGTTGGATTACTTCTTGTTAAATCTCTATTAGTATTTGTAATAGCAGCATTACTATTTCAAATATCAGGAGTTATCATTCACTTTTGGGGTCCCGAAGGAATGGAACAAAATATTGTAAATCAAATTGATTGGAAAATTGATGGTACATTTAAAAATAGTCCAGGTAACATTTGGTATAATGCAGATGAACAAATTTGGGTAGAGAGTGTAACCAACGAAGTTAAAATCGGTAAATTAGCCGGTAATAGAAAGTTAGAGTTTGGTGTTAAAAATATTTTAGAAGAATATCTACAAGATAAAGGATATAATCTATCTCCATCGGCACCCAACAAATTATCAGTACAAATCATCTTTTTAGATGTTTTAAATACAAAAAAAAATATTTCTGTTTTCCATAGTGGAGAGGAAGAAGTTGTTATCCGTTTGAGAGGAGTATTAAAATCTCAAGGTAAAAAGGATAAGGTAGTTATAGTAGAAGAGTCCTCATCTGAAATTTCAATGAGTACATTGATAGTTGACGAAGGTGGTAGTTTTAATCAAACAAGTTTAAGTAACGCACTTAAAAAAGGTTGTGACAAACTAATCACAAAACTATCGGAGAAATAAATGAAAAAATTATTAGGATTGATTGGGCTATTTTTAGTAATATCCCTCTCATCGTTCAGTCAATTAGTAATTAACCAATCATACTCACCATCAAC